TTGCAGCGCGACTTCGGCGCGGCCGTGGTCGACGTGCGCCGGCGCTACAATCTCGACGAGCTGACCAGCGACGGCGCCCTGGCCGCGATCGACAAGCTGGCGCACCAGTATGGCGATATCGTCATGGGCCGCGACAAGGCCTACGACGCGCTGCCGTGGAACTCGCCCGAGCACCTAGGCGCGCGCATCCACGCGCGGCTGCCGGAGGCCGGCGAAGACCCCGACCCCGGCAAGGCCTTGTTCCTGGCCCTGGCGCGCTCCCTGCTCGACGTGGCGATGGCGCACGAGGACGGGAAGCTGAAGGACGGCGAGGCCCAGGGCCACGTCGAGGCCGCCATCAGCAGCGTCGCCGACCTGGTGCTCGGGGTCGAGTGATGGGAATGATCCTGTTCCTGAAGGCCTACGTGCCGCCTCACCTGCGCAAGAACCGGCCCGTGAAGGGCTATTTCCGCAAGGACCGGCCGAAAGGTGTTGCAAAACACCCACAGAGGGATCACCACGGGGAAACTGTGACCGTGAAAGAGCCCTCGACGCCCACACCGCTGGAAACCTGGAACGACCCGCACGCCGTGGCCACGGTTGTGCCTGGCGGGCCGATGCCGGCCGAGCTGAACGGCGTTCCGCTGGAGCCGTGGACCGATCACCCGCATACCGCCGAGGGCTGGGATTACGTCGATGGCGTCATGGACGAGCTGGACGAGCCGCCGTTCCACGCCCCGAAGGGCAAGGTTGCCAGCTCGGGCGTCATCATCGAGGAACCGGACGGCCGGGTCTGGCTGGTGGCGCCGACCAACAAATTCGGCGGCTACGCGGCCACGTTCCCGAAGGGCAACGCCGAGCCCGAGCTGTCGCTGCAGGCCAACGCCATCAAGGAGGCGTTCGAAGAAACCGGGCTGAAGGTGCAGATCACCGGCTTCCTGGGCGATTTCGAGCGCACCACGTCGGTCGCGCGCCTGTATACCGCCCGCCGCGTGGGCGGCACGCCCTCGGCCATGGGCTGGGAGAGCCAGGCCGTGCACCTGGTGCCGCGCGCCAAGCTGTACGACCTGCTGAACATGCACACCGACCACGACCCGGCCGAGGCGATCGGCGCCGGGCCGAAGCCGCCGCCGCCGGCGCAGAAGTACATGCCGCCTCCGGCCGGGAAAACGGGCAACCTGTTCGATTTCGGAAAAATCTAACGTTTCCAGACACTTGCGCTCAAATCTGAGCTACTATGGTCGTACTCAAATTTGGAGCACAACCATGTGGATTTGTCTGAACCGAGCTTTCCTGTCGATCGTCACCCCGGCCGCCAACCAGCCGGATAGCAAGATGCTGCTCGTGCGCGCGCGGCGTAAGGGCGACATCGAGTCCGTCTTTCCCGGCGCGAAGGTCGAGCGCACGCCGAGCCGAGATTACCTGTTCCGGGCGCTGATCGCGCGCGAGGAAGTCGCCCGCGCGCTGTCGGACGAGGTGTTCAACATCGACTACAACAATTTCAAGAACAGCGTGCGCAGCCGGCCGCTGCACGACGCCTTCTCGCGCATCTGGTCGATCATGGCCGGGCTGCAGCCGACGGCGCCGTACTCTGGCGGCCGCCGCCGGCGCAACCGCGACCTGTTCGATCTGCGGGAGGGCTACTGATGGATGAGCCGATCCAGACCCTGGAGCGTTCCGCAGCCGGCCACGTCCAGACGTTTCCCACCGCCGTGCTGGCCGCGTTCGCCCGCGGCGACCTGGACCTGATGCTGGTCGTCCGGTGCGAGCTGGCTGCTCGCGGCCTCGGCCTGCATGGCGAGTGGATCGGCTTCAAGGAAGCCACGAAGCTGCACCTTGGCATCGAACTAGACTGCAAGTCTGGCACGCCATTCCCGCCGGGCCTGGAAACGCTGGGCTGACGGCGCGCCGCCGGCGCCTTCGGGCGCTGGTCGGGCACGTCCGGGGTCGTGACCGCAGAATGGCATCGTCCATTCCTATTGTCTGCTTCTGGAACATCGCCATGCAAAAATGCGTCCTCCTGTTCGGCAAGGCCGGCGCCGTCGCCGACCTGACCAAGGCCCACGTCAAGGGCTACACCCGCAAGGACGGGGCCTTCGTGGCCGAGCATGACGACAATCGGAAGGCTGCGGCGCCAGCGGACAAATCTGCCACTCACGACGCGCTCGCGGACCATCACTATTCGGCTTCGACGGCAGCCCTGAAGGACGACTACGACAAGGCCGAGAAGCTGCATGATGCCGCAGGCATGGCGCACGAACGCGCGGCCCGCGCCCACAAGGCCGGCGACGCCAACGCGGACGAGCTTTCCGCCGCGGCTCACGCCGCCTCGGAAAAGGCCAACGCCGTGTTCGAGCACAAGCGCAAATCTTCTGCCCCTGTCACCAAGACCGGCAACGAAGGCAACGGCTTCCACGGTGCCGCCTACCATAGCGCCCGCCGCGAGAAGTATGGCGCCGACGGTGACGTGAAGGATGACGGCCGCCAGGAGGTCAACTCGGCGGCCGACGGTGCGTTCTCGCGCGTCGCGCACGAGCTGGTCCAGAACGGGCACTTCGACAAGCACGAGGACGCCCGCGACTTCCTCGATTCCACCGCCGGCCGCCACCTCGGCGACGAAATCGGCCACAAGGGCTCGGTCAAGGACGTGAAATGGCTTCCGAAGGCTGTTCGCCAGCACAAGGCCGCCAACTACCAGCCGGGCATGAAGAAGTCGGTCATTCTGTTCGGCCCTCCCGGCGCGATCGCCGAGCTGAAAAAGGCCCACGTCGCCGGCTATACCCGCAGCGACGGCACGTTCGTGGCCGAGCACGACGATAGCCGGCAGGCGGCCGCGCCGAAACCGTCCGCACCGGCAAAGCCAACGATGAGCGACGATCAAAAAAAATCGTTCATGCACCACGATACAAAGGCGGATTTTCACCGGGACGCGTTCGATCGTGCGTCGTCGTCCAACGTCAAAAAGACTGTCGCAAACCGACACTTCAACGCTGCGGAGGCCCACGCCAAAGCCGCGTATGCCCATAAAACAGGCAATCCGAAAGCTGCGGAACTGTCCAAAAAGGCGGATGAACTCTCCGAGAAGGCAAACAAAGGGTTCTCCCACGAAGCGCAAGAGCATCATGGCTGGCGTTCGCGCAAAGAACTTGGCATGTCCAAGCCCAACGATCCGAAGGGGTTGGGCTAGTCCGTCGTGACGCCATCCTGCTGGGATGGCACAGCAGATTAAGGTCAGGCTGCCGGAACCCCACCCGGCGCAGAAGAAGGCGCTCGCGCGTGCCGAGCGCTTTAACATCGTCGCCATGGGCGAGGACGGCGGCAAGACCACGCTCGGCATCGAGGCCCTCCTGGCTGGCGACAAGGGCGCCCTGCGCGGCCAGCCGGTCGCCTGGTTCTCTGCTACCGACGAAGGCCTGACCGACGCCCGGCGCCGCGTCCTGCGCGCCGTGGACGCCCTCATTACCGCCCGGCCGAGCCGGCGCCGCGTAGAGCTGGTCACGGGCGGCACGATCGACTTCTACAGCCTGGACGACAAGCGGCTCGATGCCGTCGAGCAGTACGCCACCATCGTCGTGGACGACGCGGCGAAATCCGACGCGCTGCTGGATCTGTGGGAGGACGTGCTGCTGCCGTCGCTGCGCAAACACCAGGGCACGGCCTGGGTGCTCTCGCACGCCTTCGGCAAGAAGAACCCGTTCTATAAGCTGTGGCGCATGGGCGCCGCGGACCCCGACTTCGCCTGCTGGCAGTTCCCCTCGGACGCGAATCCCTACCTGCCCGACGAGACGCGCGCGGAAATGGAGGCCGCCACCGAGCCGGAGCGCCAGCAGCGGTTCGAGGCCGAATTCCTAGACGTGGCCTTCGTGCTCAATGCCGGCCAGCGCGTCATCAAGCCGAACGAGACGTTTCGCATGTGGTGCGAGCGCCTGGCCGACGAGGGCCTGAAGGTCGACGGCAAGCCGTTCAAGCTGGACGACCGGCCGGCCATGGCCTGGATCTATGACCAGATCCCGTTCACGCCGGAGGAAGCCTACAACTATGTTCTCGTGCTCATGAAGTGCGCGCAGGTTGGCTTCACGGTCATGGAAATGCTGGCGTGCATCTATCTCGGGCTGAAATTCGGCCCGGCCACGGTCGGCATGTTCCTGCCCGACGTCGACCTGGCGGGGAAGAAATCGTCCGAGCGTTTCATGCCCGTGGTGCGCTCGGTGCCCGACGTGCACGGCCTGATGACCATGGATGCCGCCGACGGCAGCGGCCGCAAGACTGGCGAGGGCAACGTGCGCACCCGCCGTATCGGCGACGCGCTGTTCCTGTTCTCCTGGACGACCGGCCGGTCGTCGACGGAATCCATGCCGATGGACGTCCTGTCCTTTGACGAGGTGCAGGAAATGTCGCTCGAGCAGATGGAGAAGACCCGCGAGCGTCTGTCGGCCTCGCCAGTGCGCTTCACGCTGATGGGCTCGACGGCCAATTGGCCGGACTCCGATATCGACGCCTGGTACAAGAAGGGCAGCCAGTACAAATTCCACACCGAGTGCCCGCATTGCCTGGCGAAGAAGCCGCTGGACGACTATTTCCCGCACTGCATCAAGTTCGACAAGGAAACCGGGATTTACCGGTACGTCTGCTTTTCGTGCGGCGGCTGGCTGGAAGACCCGCAGCGCGGCGAGTGGATCGCCGAGCACCCCGAGCTGGACGCGCCGGCCGATCCGCGCATCCCGCTGAAGGACCGGCCGGTGCGCATCCGGTCGATCCACTTCCCGCAGTTCCTGTCACCGACGATCTCGGCCGGCGAAATCATCCAGGCCTACAACACCGCGGCCAGCCTGAAGAACTTCTACAACCGGAAGCTCGGCAAGCCCTGGTCGGACCCGTCGCAGATCCCTGTGAACCTGGAGATCCTGCAGGCCTGCGCCGACGCCGGCATGGCCCTGGGCCTGGAGTGGAAAAAGCGCGCCACCGGCACGTTCATGGGCATCGACCAGATGGGCCACTTCAACGTGGCTGTCATCAAGGAGCGGCTGCCGGACGGGCGCCAGGCCTATGTGCACCTGGAGTACATCTTCAACGATGATCCCTTCGCGCGGTGCTCGGAGCTGATGTACGCCTACGGCGTGCAGGCCTGCGTGGTGGAAACCCTGCCGAACTACAACGACGCCAAGCGCTTTGCCCAGCGCCATCCCGGCCGGGTGTTCCTGGCCGGCTACGGCAACATGGACGGGGAAATGCTGATTTGGGGCGACACGCCGACGGCGAACGCCTCTGACCGCCGCACCGACGAGGATGCGCTGGATCGCTACACCGTGCGCCTCGACCAGTACAAATGCATGCAGGTGTCCATGGCGCGCTTCGTCAAGAAGCTGTGCCTGTTCCCGGACCCGGACGCGCTGGTGCAGGAATACGTCGAGAAGGGCATCCGCCAGCAGCTCGAGGTCTGCCGGAAGGTGGCGTTCCACCACTTCACGAAAACCGCGCTCGTGGTCGAGGAAGACGAGGAAGAAAAGAAGTTCAAGCGCAAGGTGATCAAGGTCGGGATCGACCCGCACACCAGCTACGCGAACATGCTGTGCGACGTGGCCTGGGCGCGCGCGCACGGCACGTCGACCTTCCTGCTGCCGCCAGTCGTCGAGGAAAAGCCGGTCCAGATCGTGCGCGGTGGCGGCGCCGCGGTGGCGCAGTCGCTGCCGGCGGCCGCTCAGGAGGTGCTGATGCACCAGCTCTCTGGCGAGGTGTGTGGCCGGTGCACGGCGTTCCAGGATGGCCGATGCGTCGAGCGCGGCGTGATCGTGCGCCCGAAGGACCCCGGCTGCTTCCAGTTCATTTCCGTATCGGAATGAGGGCAGCCGACCTTCGCAGGTTCGATATCGCGTTCTTGGCGGCTCGGTGATCGCTGGGCGACCCGCTGGTAAACACCGGCTGGTGGCCTGGCTTGGTGAATTTCATGTGTTCGCCTCGGGTTCTGGTCATGGTGAAGCCCAGCTTTTTGGCCTCGGCGATGATCTTGGCGGTTCTCTCGTTCTGCATTTCCTTTCCTTGTTGTGCCCGACTGGCGCCCATTATGCCTCAAATTTGAGGAAAGCAGCGCAGTTACAAACGCTTGTCGCGCGCCGGCACAGGACTTCCTATCTGATCGCGCCGCGTCGTGATCGTACTCTTGGCGCATGAGCGACACTGCCCGTGAAATTGCCTTTAACCCTGCTGCGCCCGCCGACGAGCGGTTCGACGCGAACGCCGAACTGCAGAAGGCGGCCATGCCGTCGTCGGTGCCCGACATGCTCCCCCTGGTGCAGTATGTCGCCGACCAGTGGCGCGAGCAGCAAATGGAAAAGGCGCTCACGCGGGCGAACGTGATCCCGTTCCCGTCGCGCAATGCCGAGCTGAAAAAGCCCGGCATGCAGTCGGTCTACCTGGACGACCAGCGCGTGCACGTCATGGGCGACTGGTACGAGCGGCCGTCGGCCTTCAGCTTCGACGTCATGCGCACGATGGTCGCGCAGACCTCGGTGCTGTCGTCGGTGATCCGCACGCGCGTGCGCCAGGTGCAGCGGTTCTGCCGGGTGTCGGAGGACGGCAAGGGGCCAGGCTTCCAGGTCCGCCTGAAGGACCCCAGCGCCAGGGCCGGCAAGGCCGAAAAAGAGTCGATCGACCTGTTGAACAGCTTCTTCACGAACTGCGGCTGGGAGCGCAATCCGCGCCGGCGCGCCCGCCTGAAGCGCGACAACTTCTCGAGCTTCATGGCGAAGCTGGTAAATGACAGCCTGGTGCTCGACTCGGCGCCGATCGAAACCGAGTACAAGCGCAACCGCTCGCTGGGCATCGACGGCCTGTACGCGGTCGACGGCGCCACCATCCGGCTCTGCACCGAGGAAGGCTACCGCGGCGACGACGAAATCTTCGCCCTGCAGGTCGTCGAGGGGCGGCCGCGCGCCGTCTACACCTACGACGACCTGATCTACGTTCCGCGCAACCCGACCACCGAGATCCTCTCGGGCGGCTACGGCCAGTCCGAAACGGAGCTGCTGATCCGCGTGGTGACCGGCTTCCTGAACGCCTTCACCTACAACACCAAGTATTTCGACTCGAACGCCATCCCGAAGGGGCTGCTGCACCTGACCGGCGACTACTCGCAGGAGGATATCGCGGCGTTCAAGCGCATGTGGAACAGCATGGTCAAGGGCATCAACAATGCCTGGACCCTGCCGGTCATGGTGTCCAAAAACCAGGAATCGAAGGCCGCTTTCGAGAACTTCGGCGTCGACGTGAGCGACGTCCTGTTCGAGCGCTGGATGACCTTCCTGACCGCCATCATCTGCGCGGTCTACGGGATGTCGCCGGAAGAAATCAACTTCGATTCCTTCTCGACGCGCTCGGGCGGCCTGTCGTCGAACGATACCGAGGAACGGCTGATTTCCTCGAAGGACAAGGGCCTGCGGCCTCTGCTCACGCACTTCGAGGACCTGTTCTCCGACTACATCGTGGCCGAGTTCGGCGACAAGTACGTGTTCCGCTGGACCGGCCTGGACGAGAAGGACGCGAAGCAGCTGTGGGACGAGGAAAAGACGCTGTCCACGGTGAACGAGGCGCGCAAGGCCCGCGGCCAGGACCCGATCACCGATGCCTGGGGCGATGCGCCGCTGAATCCGGCGCTCCTGTCCGCCTGGCAGACCGAGAACCAAGCGAACAGCGAGGACTATGGGAACCCCGACGAAGACCCGGATTTCAGCGGCGATGGCGGCGAAGGCCATGACGGCCCGCCCGCCGATGGCGATGATGAAGGCGGCGGCGAGGACCAGGGAGCCGAGGACGAAGCCGGCGACGGCGACGAAGATGGCGAGCCGGTCGAGAAGTCGTTCGGTCTGCCCGTGTTGAGGATCGAGGTATGACGCCAGCCGACAAGCCCAACCAGCCGCACCCGCGCCGCGCCGGCGTGCATACCGGCGACGAGCTGTACTATCGCCATCCGCGCCTGGGCGCCGTCTCGGGCAAGGTCTTGGCGCACGGCGTGCACGGCTGCACGCTCCAGTGCGGCAAGCAACGCCACAAGGTGAAATGGGACAACGTGCTCGGGCACAAGCGGCGCTCGCGGCAGGATTACACGGTGGTCGATGAAGGCGAGGACGGCCTGGTGGTGGCCGACGCCAAGGGCCGGCGGCGTTACGTCGGGACCGTTGAGGATCAGGGTAATCCCTAAGCGCAAAAATGCGCGGCCATGGTATTATTTGGCCGTGGAGTAGCGCAAACTGGCAGCGCGCCGGGCTCATAACCCGGAGGTTGGAGGTTCAAGTCCTCTCTCCGCAACCAAATTCCTGCCCCTGGTGTATTCCCCATACACCTCCCCGCGAGTCCTGCCGAGACGGTAAACCTGCCGAAGAACCCGCCGCTAACCCCGGCGGGTTTTTCGTTGCGTCGTGATTACACAATGTGGGCTCGACTCGACTTGGTCGTGCGTGCCCCCGCAAGCGGATTACTCGGGCAAAAGGTCCGCAGCCGGCCATGTGGTAGCCTTCGGGCGCGTTCCTCCCCATGGGGGCCGGCCGGTGCCCCGCCGCGGTGATCTGCGGCGGGGCGTCGTGATGCCATCCTGCGATCATGGGCCTGTTACTCGACATCATCCACCTGTCCGAGCCGCAAACCGAGCGCGCGCTGTCGGAGATCTACAAGTCGATCCACGACCACGACGACGGGGACACGCCCCACGAGTCGCCGTTCGTGCGCCGCGTCATCGAGCTGTTCCATTCGCGCGGCCTGGCTTACCTGGACGCCGTGCAGGCCGAGCTGAACAAATGGGCCTCGGGCAAGTACCACACGCCCGGCGAGGTGCCGCCGCAGCCGCCTGGCGCCATGCACCGCTGGACGCCGGCCGAGGCCGACCTGGTGCGGATCTACCTGCGCGCGCTGCCGCCGGCCGAGTGGACGCTGCAGGACCACATGCTGATGGTCGACTACGTGGTGCAGCGCTACCTGCCGGCCGACGCCCTGGTCGCCGAATCCGAATGGATGGCGACCCGCTCGGTGCTCATGGGCAAGGTGCAGGCCAACCTGGAAAAGCCGCCGACGTTCTCCCAGGCCGACGTGATCCTCGCCGCGCTGCCGAACACGATAGCCGCGGCGGCCGATCAGTTCTCGCTGTCGCGCGCCGAGCGCGCCGTCCTCGAGATCGCCGCGACGAAGGGCGCCGAATACGTCACGAACTTCGCCGAGGACGCCCGGCGCCGGCTGCGCGAGATTATCCGCCGCCACGCCGAGGCCGGCATGCTGCGCGTCAAGGGCACGCCCGGCCAGGCCCTGCAGACCCAGCTCGTGGACGCCTTCGCCACGCTCAACCGCGACTGGCGGCGGATCGCCGTCACCGAGGCCGGCAACAATGCCCTGGTCGGCTACATCGCCAGCCTGCCGGCCGGCACGAAGGTCCGGCGCGTCGAGCAGTACACGAACGTCTGCCCGCACTGCCGGCGCATCGACGGCCGGGTCATGACGGTCGTGCCCGCCAACAAGCCCAACAAGGACCCGGACACCGAGGTGTGGGTCGGCAAGGACAATTACGGCCGCTCGGCTGCTCCGCGTAAGCGGGTCGGCGACCAGCTCGTGCCGCGCACTAAGGACGAGCTGTGGTGGGTGCCGGCCGGCCTGATGCACCCGAACTGCCGCGGCCGCTGGGTGCCCGTCCTGGAGGGCCAGCCGGGCGACGATGCCGAGTTCGGCGCCTGGCTGCGCGCCACCCTGGGCAAAAAGCCTCACAGCCCCTGAAACATCCCCCGGAACGGGCACGTCTCGCAGAGGGTGATCGAGTCCGGGTCGGGGCCGTACTCCCGTCGGTATCTGGCGGGGGTCATGTCGAAGGCCGCCCGAAATGCGGTGGTGAAGCTGCTCTGGCTGGAAAACCCGCATTCCATGGCGATCTGCGTGATCGGCAGCGTCGATTTGACCAGCATCAGCTGCGCCTTCTGCAGCCTGGCCTCTGTCAGGTACTTTGCCGGTGTCACGCCCATGACCCGCTTGAACCGCCGGATGAAATGGCTATGGCTCAGCCCGGCCTCTTGGGCCATGTCGGCTACGGTCACGGGTTCGGCGGCTCGCGTCACGGCATACGTGGCCGCCCTGAGTAGACGGTTCACTTTCTTCCTCGATCGACAATTTGCTTCTCCTGCCCCCACCCCGGGGCATCGGGCGCGTCGAGCGCGGTCCTGTTGAATGTGGGTTGGTTGGGCCGGTCCGGTCAGGATGGCCCGAATCCTAGTTATGTCGGAACCGCCGAAACCGCTAGAGTTTGATCGTAAGTTACGACCTAAGTATATGATCAATATACAGAATTTGGAGAACGTAACCGGGTAACCGGTTTTTCAGAAAAAATACATCCAAATCGCATGCGCATGCGTGCGCGGGCGCGCGCGCATGCGCACCTGTGCATGTATATATATAAATATAAATAATCATGGTTACATGGTTATGTTTATATATAAAGCCCTGATTTTTGGGCACAATTTGCGTAACCAGCGACCAAACCGGAGCGTAACCCGGAGTTAGGCTGGTTCGGCCGGCTCCGCTCTCGGCTGTCGTGACCGCACCATGGCAGGATGCGCCGTCATCCTGCTATCGCCGATCTGTTGAAAGCCGCCCAGCTTGGCCCTGGCGAACGGTGGATCACCGTCCGCCCGCCGGGCCACGAAAAGGGTAACCCCGTGCTGATCCGGGAGAACCCCGACGGCTCGGCCCACATCATCGGCGGCGCTGGCGGAAAATTGACCGGGCTGCGTATCACCCCCTCCCGGGCTGGCGAAAGCGCCACACAGGCCGCACAGCGCCGTCAGGAGGCCCGAAAGAAGGCCAAGGCTGACCGGGTGGCCCAGGACAAGGCCGCGGGCCTCTACGAGGGCAAACAGGCGGCCCGCAAATCCCTGCGCGAGCAGAAGAAGGCCGCCGAGCAGGAATTCATCGCCGCCGTGGCGAAGGCCAAGGGCTGGAACGAGGCCGATCTGCAATTTGATCCGGGTAAATTCCCCGACCTGTCGCCCCAGGCTTTGAAATCGCTCGAGGCCCGTCATCACCGCGAAACCCTGAAGGCGGCGCACGCCGCGGCGCGTGAGGCTGGCGACCAGGCCCGGCTCGACCACGTCGCGCGCGAGGCCTCGGTGGGCGAGATCCCGCTCGAGGCCGAGGACCCGGACACGCTCTCGGTTGCCGACCTCGACCCGGTGAAGGCCGGCGGCGGGGGCCTGGGGTTCGCGGCGGACTACGGCAAGCGCGCGGCCGCGGCCGGTGTCGGGCCGGAGGAAGCCGCCGGCGCGCTGGCGCAGGCCCGCGAGGCGAAGCTGGCGGCCATGACGCCGGAGGAACGCCAGGCGGCGCTGGCGCGCGGCCAAGCCAAGGAGCTGCTCGCCCAGGAGCTGGAGGCGGTGCGCGACACGCCGTTGTTCGACCCGAAGGGCGCCCAGCGGCAGGCCGACATGAAGGCGTCGCTCGAAATCCTGAAGGCCCGGAAAAAGCTGCAGCTGCTGACGCAGCAGGCCGCGGACGCCGGGAAGGAGATCGACGAGGCCGACACCCTGCCGAAGGCGTACCGCCTGGATGTCGCCGACGACGAGGCGCTGGAGGAATCCGTTCGCGCTGATATCGAGAACGACTTGCGCACCGCCGCGGCGCGCTCGTTCCTGTCCGAGATCGACCAGCACGACCGCGGCGCGCTCGGCCGGCATATCGGTGTCGGCGCTTACAATTCGCTGAATTCGCTTTCCCTGACCGTGGCCGGCCAGGGCTTGATCGACCGCTCCGTGGTCGACGTGCTCGGCGTGGCCGGCGCTGCCCAGGTCATCGCGCGCCGGCTGCGCTCGTCCCTGTCGCCCGCCGAATTCGAGCAGGTCCGCGACGCCATGGGCGAGTTCCACGCCGACACCTACGCGAAGGCCACGGCCGATGCGCTGAAGCAGGCGAAAGGCTGGCAGGACATCGCCGCCGGCATCGAAATGCCCGAGACGATCGCCACCGGCGAGGACATGCAGCACGCGCAGGATCTGAACCAGAAGCGCCGCGACGCGATCGCCGAGGCAAAGCGCGTGCTCGGCACGGTGCTCGGCGAAACCGAGGCGAACGCCGCCCTGGTCGCCGCCCTGCAGGCCCCCGGCCAGGACAAGCTCGAGGTGCCGATGGGCAAAATGCGCGAGGACGCTGCGGTTACGCAGGCCGCCGCGCTCGGGCTGAAGAAGGGCGATTACACCCTGGAGCGCGCCGGCGCGGAGCTGGTGATGACCGTGTCCGCCGAGGGCATGGACCGGCTGGCAAAGCCCGTCGACCGCGAGGATCTGGCGCAGCTCAAACGCAGCCAGGCCATCATCCGGGGCGACCACGATGAGGAAGGCTGGCTGCCGCTGGGCTTCGCCTCCCGGCCGGACCTGGCCGCCGACGACGTGTCGCCCGGCGTGGCGCCGCGGCTGGCGCAGCCGTTCGACCCGTCCGGCGGCGACCTGCAGGAGGCGCTGCGCGACTATATCGGCGGCCGGATGGCCGATGGCGACCTGCCGGCCGATATCCTGGCCGATGTTCAATCGGCCGAAATGTTCCAGAAGGCTGGTTACTTTTTAGTTTTTTTTGTTGCGCTGGACGCAGTCGCGCCGCGGAAGGGGGCCGACGGCAAGATGCAGACGGCCGACGCCCTGGCGCCGATGTTCGACAAGTACGCCGATGCGTTCGTCGAGAAGGCCTACGGCGGCGAGCGGTCGACCCTGAACCGCCAGAGCTTCGACATGGACCG